CCTATTACCCAACACAACCACAGTAGTTGCCTTAGCAATCTGTTGGTTGTCATTTGTCCCTGTCAAGTTGAATGTAACAGTGACTAACCCAAGGTCTCGATAAACTACAATGATCTTGCTGACTGTAGGTGTCTTCCCCGGCACCACCTCTTCAACCTTGAAGAAATAATTCGATGGATTGTTGGCATCATTGAACCCAAGGATCGGGTCAAACGCATACAATCCAGCTTGCCCAGTGGCTACATTAACCATTGGGTAAGCTGAGATACGTGAAGAAAGTGAAATGCCTCCATTGCTTTGTGCCATTATTCACCTAATTGGGGAATGGACCCCCACCGCCCCTCCCAAAACCTGGCCCTCCACCGCTTCCATTTCCACTACCACCACTACCACTCCCACTACTCCCCCCACCAGCAACACCTGTGGATGGAGGTAGGATACCTGGAGTGCCAAAGCTAGAGAGTTGGCCAGTCCAGATTTCCTCTTCCCTGCCTGTCATCAATAACCCAGCGGTATCACGAATCTCCCAGCGCTTGTCTTCAAATGAATAGATGTAATGCCTGGTGAAGGTGCTAAGAGGGATACTAATTCGATAGGTTAGATATATGTATCCCAGAGCCTCAGTAGGAACAATTGAACCAACTGGTGTCCCAGAGGATTGTGCAAGATCAGCCATAATAGCATCCCTCGCAGTTCCTCCAATATCGCTAAAAGAGTTTACACCAATTTGGTATATCTGCTCTGTTGACACAAAACACGCAAATGCCCCATAAGAATGAATGCTCCAAGGGAAGACAGCCCCAACTCCATGCTCTGATGCCCAGAGATGGTCGAATTGAAATGGTGCAACCCCATTGCCAGTTGGCACAAACTGAGTAATCCCATTGCTACGGAAGATATAACCTGAAACGCCAATGGTGATGATGCCTGTGATGGTGTCAGGCACATCCAGGAAATCATTCTCACCAGCATTGGTGTTAGCAGAAAAATCCCATTGATTTGGCAGTCCATTAGCACTCCACCAGATGCGCTGAGGGAATTGGTAGATGGTGCCAGCTGGAGTGATACTTCCTGAGGGTGCAGCATTAACGCCAAGTTGATCCAAAACAGTAACATTGGCAAGCAAGATATGATTGTCTAGTTCCGAAATAAACAATGCCCCTAGTGCCAATGGCCCAACACTCCCACTGATAATGGTTGGAGAATCAGCCTTGGAAATGCCAGCTACTGATGCCGCAATGGAAGCATCCCCAAAGGTTGTGGTGGCGGTTGGCTGCTGAGTAATGCCATCCCAGGAAGCTACAAATGGCGCGCCATTGGTGTAATAGACAATATTTGCAAACGCCCTGTAGCTGACAGGGTTGAAAGGATTCATAGCTGGCCCACCGAGGATGCTCCAGGAAGCGCCAATCGGAGGATTGTTCTGCGCCAGCTGCCATAGCCCTCTGGAGGTCCACATGACTGTATGACCGACAGAGTTGACATCAATAAAGCTATATTGCCCAAGGATTGGATTGATGGCATCAGGAGAGGGGAATTTCAATACAAACGGCGGCATGGAGCGCAGCTCTGAGTTGCGAAGCTGCACACCAGACAACGATGGAGACATGGTGTCAGGGATTAGGTTTTCAGGCGCTTGAACATGCAGACCATTTGGAGGCACAAAGGTGTATTCGATCTCAAACGATCCATTTTGATTGAGTTTGATTGGCACACGCTGTTCCTCATCCAATTAGTACATATGAAATTTTGGTGTTTACCAATGTAGCTGACAAAGTTACAGGAGCAAGGGAAGTCTTAAAGAAAAATTTGAATCCCCCCACAGCAAGAGCAACCTGTGTCGCACCAGCAGCAATTAAAACCTCTCCTGGCCCCTCATTTACAAGAAGAAGTGATTTCAAAATTCCTACACCTGGAATTGTTAGGGTGATAGGAATACCATTTATGACTTGATCTCCTACTTCAATGACACTGGCGACATCCAAACCATTCACAGCTATAGTTTCCACCCTGCCATCTTGATGTGTAACCTGTAACTGACCAGCAAATAACAAACTTATGTTATTAGGCATATGAAGATATCCCTAATTCACTGTCATCAACACAATGCCATGGGTCATAGCGAAAATAGTGACACCATTCACCCAAAATATCTTACCGCGATTTTGTGAGAACGATGTGCCAGCAGCCACTGGAGCAACGCTAAACCAAATAGGATTACCTGCCCTATCGGTAATGACAAGCACATCACTTGCGGCAATAACTGAAACAGCTGCGGGAGCGCCGGATGATTGCCAGCTGATGTCTTCAATCCTAGTTTCAGTCGGCCACTGACAGAAGCCAATGTTACCTGTAGCGCCAGCTGCGCCAGTGCCAACAGGGATACGAGTTGGAAGCCTGTCTTGATCTAAAACCATAGTGGTGGCGTTGGTGACTGACTTAACAACATAGAAGCCATTGTAGATTCCAGCAAGGGAAGTGTTGAAGGCAGCCGTTACTGGATTACCCTGAACAAAACCAGCAGTAGCAGCTACCACAGCTGTTACAGTACTATCACCATTAAGGGTCATGCTGGTGATGGTGGTAGTGTTCACATCACCGGGCACGAATGACCAGGGATTCGCTGAAATATTCATAAAGCCTCAGCTGTATTCTACAGCCACATGGCAACCAATGCCATACATCCTTACAGCACTAGTGGCAGCGGTAGTGACAGACAATTCAATAACGAGATCAGAAAAGTCTGCTGTTTCATAAACGAGAGGTTGAGGCAAGGTGAATTTTTGCACATGTGGAGTGCCTGCTCCAGTAGTGGTAGTTAGAGCAATAGCCTGTGGAGCTACAACAGCAGTGTTGGTGAAGGCAGTATTTTCAGAGAAAATATTTCGATTGACAGATAAGGTAGCAGCAGTCAGGGCAGCGGTCTGTACTGAATAAATAGCGAAAATATCGACCAACGACACTCCCCAAGGAACGTTGGGAGTGCCAAATACTCCACCACCTACAGCTAGACTGCCTGAAGCAATACCTGACATTGGATTGCCAGGTCCACCAGCAGCAGTGCCAAAGACTTCCTGAAATTCATTAGATACTGGCACAGTGCCTTGACCAGGATAAGCAGGGAAGGTGAAGTATGGTCGAGAGAGGTTAGAGGCGTCAGGCATAAATACCACAGTGCTGACACCAGCCGCATTGTTCCAAGACCAGTCGCCAATAGCATTGCGAACCAAGGAGTAGTTGCCAGCAGCCACACCGATATTGGCTTCGGGGATAACCAATCCAGCTGCTGCATATACATACAAACCACCAAATGTCCTAGCCATTTTTCACCTCAATACAGAATGTCGTTCTGGTCAGCCTTGCGATCTGTGGGACTGGTCAGCTTCACGTCAGGTTCGAGTTCGTGGCGGTATACTCCAACTGCCCTTGCCACATTGATATCCCTTGAGCCAACAATCGCTTTGTCTACACAGCCTGTTACGTTACAAACAAGAATACCATTCTGCCAAATCATCTTTTGTAAAGGTTGACGAAAACCACACCTGCCACAGGTATGATAAGTATACTTTCGTTGTGCTCTCCAAAGTGGCATGCTAACCCTTTTTCTTCTTTGGCTTCAATCCTGTTGACGCAACACAAACAGCCCAAGGGTTCACTTTCTTGCCTCCCTTAGCTTTCACCTTTGCCACACATCGTTCTAATTTGGCAGGCATGAATTACAACATATGTGTCTTGCGTGACCTGCCACGGTGTGACCAAGGTAAAACTTCCAGGGCAGCATGAGAGTCAGCAATCTTAATCTTAGGGTGCAGAGGCTGACGCCGAGCATGTGGCAGCCCTTTGGCGGTTGGCGACTTCAGTTTGATTGGCTTATATCGCATTGCGATAAGTTCTTTGTTTTCAATTACTTCTAAGGGCCATTGCTGCCCCAGGTGCCAATCCAGGATGTAGCACCCGCACTGAAACGCTGGAAGGTGATGATCTTCGTGCTGCGTGTATCGAAATCATCGTCATAGTCAGAATCAATCGGATGACGCTCGAAGAACTTGAGTTGATGGTATTCCTTGTCAGCCACCGCGAACCAAGCTGATTGGCTGGTGAAGTAGTGTACCACTTGGAACTTCAGGTCTTCACCCAAGAGAGCATTCAACTCATTGTCAGCGGTGTATGGCTTGCCAGGACTGCCTAGGATTTCCCTAGCGATAAACTTTAGCTCAGGTGGAATGAGAATGGTGGTTGGCTTCACCCTGACTGGAAGACCTTGTGAGTCAGGCATACGCTCAAACTGGTTAATCATCAGCTGGACGCCAGTGAATGAAAGGTCCACGTCAGGTGATGGCCTGTTAGGATAGGTGCCGCTGGCAAAGATCACATTGGCCACACCAGGTGCTACGTTAGTTGCGGCAGTGCCACCAAGCAGGGGATGTTGAGTGTTGAACAAACTCACGCCATCAATAGTTAGGATGGTAGAGAAGCCAAGGTTAAGCACGTTCGCAGAAACAATCTCTCTAGCGAACTGCGCCGACCTGACATGTGCCTTTGGAACTTGACGAATCAGACCATATTGGTCGTCTTCAATCAATTCCCAAGATGCGCGGCTGCCAATTGCATAGCTCAAGTGGAGGTAACGCTTGGTGCCGCCCTGAATCATGTCGTCATACAGCACGGCATCGGCTTCAGGCTTTTCCGGCATCACTCCAACGCCAGCCGCCTCGATCTCGTCTTCAAATGATTGCTGAGAGGTTTCGACATTGAAGATGGTCGAATATTCCTCACGGCGCATCTGAAGGTCCAAAAAGTGAAGAAACCAGTGGTGAACTCCAGGAGCTAGTGTTTGTGCAAAAACGCCTCGTACCATCATATAGTCAATCTCTCCTTAGAGCTGTTGAATAGCCGTGCTCACAAATTGGAACAAAACTCGGTTGCCAGTACCAATGGGGTCGCGCAGGTCGCGACCAACAATCCTAACCAAGTTGGTCTTGCCAAGGTCTACATACCAGAAGTTGTTGCCAGTATCTAGTGTCAGACCTGCAATTGGATTGGTGGACAATAGAGCGTCGGACCAGTTGGTGAAGTTACCAGTGGTGCCGAGAGTTGCGGAGAACACTGAATCGGCGTTCGCAGCAATGAGAACACCCACACGACCATCATTCAAGGGAGCACCATGAGGGATGTTCTTGGCAGAAGCCTCATTGGGCACAGAGCCAAAGGTGATGGAAGCGCCGAGGCCAGTCACAGGAGAGTTGGGCTGAGGAGCACCAAGGCCAGTGGAGGCGAGGTTGGAAGCTGCTTCATAACTGATACCAATTGGTGAGCCAACAGCTCCAGTCACAGTAGCCCCAGCCCAAGCAATGACGCCACCATCAGCAGCTGCCATAGCTACGACAGTGCCAGTCTTAAAAGTCTGAGTGGCATCTTCGATGAATCGCCTAGAAGCCCACTGGTTGCCTGAAAGAGTTTTTGCTGG